TCGGCCTTGCGTATAGCGTCGTATTGTTCCTGAGTCATGACTGCACCTCGTCGCTCTCGACGGCCCACAGTCCCCAGTCGCCGCCTTCGGTGCTGCCAAACCATACGCCTTCGGCGGTTAGGGTGTTGAGGTACTCTTCGGCTTCATCCCAGGCGAAATCGTACGTTGGAGAAAACCGATCTGGACTGTCGATATCGGCCAGCTTGACCGTCTCGAATTGTGCTGAATACTTCCAGCCGTGGCTAGCTGCTAGCTGCTGGACGGCCTCGCCGATGTAGACTCCCCTGGCACCGTCAAAGTAGACTCCGGTATCGTCGATTGTGTAGGTCTTCATACTTGCTCCTCTACTATGATCTGATCGGCCTGCGCTACGATAATATCCACTACGATGTCGCTCGTCCGGTAGCCATAATCGGCCAGTGCTTCGATCTCCGCTCGTATCTCTGGACTCATGACGTTCTCGCCTCCGGTGTTATTTGGACTGCTTAGCCCATGACTACCGCTAAGGTACTGGCCTTAGCGGTAGGGTATGGAATATTCAGTTTTTCGATATTAGGTTTTGGAGACTTACACGGTCACGGCTGCGAACCCTTATGTAATGGTGTCAATTCACCGTCCCGCTATCACCGTGGTCTGCGTCGGGGTCAGTAGGCTTTGCACCCTACCTTTTCATTCCTTCTAATCCCCAAGGTCTAAAGGGTCTAGACGCTCGCACGGCTTCGCTTCGTTTCACGTGTTCCGATGCTCTCACTAGTCCCACGCCTGCCGGGCTATATGTTGGCTCACGGCCTGCGTTGTTTCTACTAGCTGGCCTCCGCGTCCAAGCTACTCTTGCTCTCGCTTCGCTTGCTCTATTGGGGCCGGGTAGGTGGGCTATGTTTGGCGCGCCCATCTCGCTTTGTTCTCGCTTGTCTCTTTATGTATCTCCCTGCCCCGCTGGGGCCGCCGTCGTCGGGTGTTGTCCAGTAATTTATATCATCGCTCTGGTGCCCCTGTAAACCCCTATTCTAGCTACGACTTTTGCAAAAGGTCGAGCAATTTGTCCGATTTCGGCCATTTTTTGCCATTTTGGGGTCAAAGTGCCCCCTTTCATAGCTGCCGGTAACCTTTGCACTAGCTGCCTGGCCTGTGTTACTAATGGCACCATGAACAAGATCACAACGCTCCCCGCTGCCGATGCTCTGGACTCTGAGACGCTAGACTTCAAGGACTCGCCGGGGGACTGGGGACTGCCAGATGACTTGCAAGTCTTGGGCCGCCACGCCAAAGGCACCTGGCAGCGGCAGCAAAGGTACCTGGCAGCCTATGCCAAAGAGCCGATACAGGCCCGTGCCGCTGCTGCTGCTGGGATCAGTTCGGAGGCTGCCCGGCTCTGGGATCGTGGCGACGTGCTACGCTTCAGGGATCGGCTGGCTGATGCTCGCTCCCGCTTTGATGGCCGCCTTGAGACTCTACTCCTCGATCTGATCACAGCGACTGACAAGCCGAACCCGCTGCTAGTGATGTTCACGGTCAAGAAGTGGCTGCCTGCCTATCGTGATTCGGCGCAGCCCATCGACGGGACTGCCCGGGACGTGCTCGAAGCGATCACGGCAGGCACCAGGCAGCGGCTAGGACAGCGGCAGGCGTGACGGTGGAGGCAGCAGAGGCGGCGGTTGCGGCAGATAGGACCGCGCACGGAAGAGGGGAGGGGAGGGGGCATGGCTTAGGTCCGTTCGAGACCGCATCTAAGGTGACCTCCTATAACTTTTGAGTCGTAAAGAGACTCTCTTAAGATCTTAAGAGTCTTAAGAGTCTCTTAAGAGAGTCTTAAGAGTAGCTAAGAAGTTGTTTGCTGGTACTAGATGCTGGTACTAAGAGTCTCTTAAGAGCTTCTTAAGACTCTTAAGAGTATCTAAGAGTAATCTAAGAAAGACTTAAGATTAAGAATCCCCTCTTCCTTAATGGTTTCTCCCCTTTCCTGGGAGGGTGAACCCGCAACCCATTGCGGTTTCACTTGTTCCATATTGCGGGTTCACTTTATTGGGCCATGAAAAATCACCAGTGAAAAAAACAGGTTCGTTTGTTTGGCTGCGTCCCTGCCCTGATACGGTGTGGCCTCAACGTCTACCTAGTGGTTTGAAGTACCATTTATGGCGTTCTGGGCCAGATGCTGTTAGGGCGCTGTGTGGGAGTATGAGGGCTGGGGAGTATACGGTGATGCTACGTCCAGCAGATTCTGAGCAAGATAATCGGGAATGGTCGTTGTGTGTAAGATGTAGTAACCTGATTCCCCAAGAGGACCGTGGCTGATGCAATGTGACTGGTGTCAACTGAGACTTAGGGTCCATCTGCCTTTTTGGTCATGGTGGAATGAAAAGGAGTCAAGAGTGGTTGGCTTGACGTTGAAAAGGGGAGAACTGCGCAGAATTATGAGTATGTTGGACTGGCGCGGAGCAAGGGTTGTAGTTAAAAGAGGGGTTAAATTTGAAAGGGGCGCTGGGTTATAAGAGGAGCAATGGATCTATGACTAAGAAGACGGATTCCAAGGATGTTGTTGGTTCGGGGTGTGATGTTTCTGAGAAGGGGTACGCGGAGGGGTACAGTGAGGGGTTTCGTTTGGGGTATGATCAGAGGGGCGAGGATGATAAGCGGGTATTGGAGGAGCGGATGTTGCAGGAGAGGCGTCGGGCAGTAGCTCAGTGGAACTAGGGGGGCGATATGCCGATACATACGAAGAAGTTTAAGGGTCCCAAGACCAAGAAGAAGTGACACTAGCAACCGCTGTACAGACACTTGAAGACACCGAGAGGCTCTTCGAGGTGGTGGGCTTCCAGCCGTGGCCCGAGCAGGCCGAGATCATCTACTGTGACGCCCGATACATCATCGTTACCGGTGGTGAGCAGGGTGGTAAGAGCCTAACCACGTCCAAGCTGTTCCTGAAGCGGTGGCCCGAGGATATGGCTACTCGTTGGGATGGGGACCGGGCGCTTCTGTACTGGCTCGTGGGCTCCGACTACGCCAACACCGAGGAGGAGTTCAACTATATCCGGGATGATTTCGTCCAGATATTCGGTGTTGGTGCCGTCAGGGCCAGTAAACGGGTAGATCCCGGGTATATCGAGATCACCATGCCCGACGAGAACAAGCCTCGTATCAGGGTAGAGACGAAATCCGCTAAGGATCCCCGAAGACTTGCGAGAACCGCACCTAACGGGATCATGGCGTGTGAGGCGTCCCAGCTAGATATCACCAGCTTTCACCGCATCGATGGCAGAACTGCGCCGCGTAGGGGATGGATGATGCTGTCGGGGACGTTGGAAGGGTCGATGGGCTGGTATCCCTCGGTGGCGGAGGCGTGGAAGAACGACCGTGGTGAACGTCGCGGTTTCGAGTTGCCCTCGTGGGTCAACCGGTCGCTGTATCCAGGCGGACGCAATGACCCTGAGATACTGCGTATGGAGCAAGATAAGCCCGATGAGTTCTTCATGGAGCGCATCGCAGGCAAACGAGTTCCGCCCGCTGGGCTCGTACATGGGGAATTCAGACCCGATATCCACGTACAAGAGCTTGAATACGTGGTCGGGGAGCCGGTCACGATCTGGACGGACCCAGGATACAGCGGGGCCTATGCCTGCGAGGTCTCCCAGGAGATAAATGGGCAGATACATGTGTTCGATGAGATATATCAGACGGGCCTGATCACCTCCGAGATCATAGATATAGCCAAACAGAGGCCCTGGTACAGAGATTTCAGCAATCACGTCATAGATGTGGCTGGATGGCAGCATCAGGCTATGGCAGCGCCTGCCGAGATATGGTTATCGGAGACCGGCGTCTACCCAACGTCCCAGAAGGTAATGATCCCGGAGGGGATCGAGCGCCTTAAGTCGTTTTTGAAGGTCAATCCCACCAATAACCTGCCCAAAATCGTGTTTTCTCCGAAATGTGAGGGGATTTTGAGCGAATTTGGTGCCAGAACGTGCCCATTACCCGAATATATCGGCCAGGACAGGCCATATAGGTGGAAAACTGACAGAGAAGGTAATATAGTGGGTACGACTCCAGAGGATAAATTCAATCACGGGATCAAAGCGGTGACATACGGCATCGTGGACCGATACGGATTTTCTACATCCAAGAACCGTAACAAGATCCCGGTTAGACGGTTCGGGAGACGCTGATGCCCAATGCGGCTGAGATAATCAAGCTAGTTACCGATCACGAGGCAGCTACCCAGAACCTTCGTGACCGGTTCGAGGACGATTACGGCCTGTATCTACTCGATCAACGTCTTCCACCGGAACCGGACGATGCGGTAGAGGACTCCAACGAGGGATACCGCATCTATACGTCCAACGAACCCATGACCTTTGCAGATAAGGTCATATCCCTCATCTCCGCCGGTAACCTACAGATACGAACACCCGCTCATGACGACCAGATATCTGTTCGAGAGGCCGATGACATATGCGAACGCTTCCTGATCGGGGCCTTCGACGCAGCGGACGAGCGGCTGTTGGAGATGGTCCAGGCCCCGGTACTGGACTCTATATCTTTTTTCGTTACTCTTAGGGGCTGGATAGCGGGACGGTTCCTGATCGGCAAGAACGCCGAGGACGAGACATTCGTAGACATCACCCCGTGGGACCCGCTTAACACCTTCTGGGGGATGGGCAAGGACGGTTTGGCCTGGGCATGTCACCGCACACGTAAGTCTCGTGCGGACATCAAGGCCCAGTTCGGCAAGACTATCAGGTCCGAAGATCCCGACGATCAGGACATATCCATCGACGTATACGACTTCTATGACACCAGGGACAACTACATCGTGGCCGATGGCGATGTGATGCTGAAGAAAAAGACCCGGCACGGTAGCCCAAGGGTTCCGGTAGTCATCGTGGCTAACCCGAGCACTCCCAAGATCACGTCCTCTGACCGAGACGATGACGATGCCCGGTATGGTGAGTCGATATTCAAGGCAAACAGGTCTCTGTACGAGTCTCATAACCTGATAATGTCCATCATGCTGGAGCTTGTTGCCCGTGCCCGGAAGCCGCCGATAGACGTGCATTCAAGAGACGGGACCAAGACGCTGGACGATGACCCCTTCCGAGAGGGTTCGATGGTCTCTACCGCAGAGGGAGAGTCTGTCAGGGCGATGGAGTTGCTGGAGACTACCCGCGATACCGGCGCGTTCCTCGGGATAGTCTCTGGAGAGGTGCAGCGCGGTGCCCTACCCCATACCATATTCGGAGAGTTGCAGTTCCAGCTATCCGGGTTCGCCATATCGACTCTGAGGCAGGGCCTGGAGAGCGTGATACAGCCGAGGATCAAGGCGGTCAACAACTTCTACCGTCTGGGCGCGTCCCTTCTTAGGACACAGTACACCTCCGGGGCATTCGAGAATCTCAGGCTCACCGGTACTGATCGTCAGAAGAACTATTTCGACGAGGAGATAGAGCCCGAAGCAGTTCGTATGGGCGGTATCCCCCAGATAACTCTGAAGTCCGAGCTACCGCAGGACGATACTGCTAAGATGGCGGTGGCACAGATGGCCCGTGAGGGTCCGGTGCCGCTGATGGCAGACGAATGGATACGCGATAACTACCTACAACTTCAGGACTCCGACCTGATCGACAACCAGATCAAGGTGCAGCAGGCCGAACGCGGCTTGCCAGAGGCACAGTTGTATGTTCTTATGGTATCGGCTGAGAAGCAGGGTCGGAGCGATCTGGCCCAGTTCTACTATTCTCAGCTACTGCAACTCATGTTCCAAAAGAAGATGCAGGGATTCATGTCAGAGCAACAGATGCAGGCCCAGGTAGCAGCCGCTCAGGGCGGAGGGGGTCCTCCGGGTATAGACCCGAGGGCACTGCCCAACGCCGCCCTTGGTGGCCCACCACCCGCACCGACGCCACAGGCAGGACCTAACGTGCCCCCAGGTAGCCCACGACCGGGTTCGCAGCAACAGCTAGCGCAGCTAGGCTAAAGGAGACGACCGATGGCAACACCAGGCTTGAATGATACGGTAGTACAGAATATTCTCAGGATATATGCTAGGAATAAACTCCGTTATCAACCCGGAGGCGTCGATGATGACCCCGAGAAGTTGAAACTCTCTCTGGAAGAAGCCTGGAGATCATTACAAACTCTATTTGAACAAGCTGCTCCTGGAGGAGTGCCTGACCTCAGACACTTGGATATAATCAATGAGTGGATCAAAGATGCGCCTGTAATCTTCAAAGATGATCTAGGTTACGGCCAAGCTGTTGAACCTTATGATCCACTAGGTGGTACATACCCTCTGACCCCGACTCCTGCGGTCGTTACGGACCCATCGCAAATGGGCCCCACTGAACCAGCATCGGTATTTGGTACGACTGGCGAAACTGAGGATGAGGCACGGGCACGGTTTGAAATACAGAGGGCTGGTAGACAACAAACATTCAGAGACTATATAGGCCAACAGTTAAACCCCGGTGCATCTCCATTCTTGAGGGCGGGGCTGGAGAGTCGCTTTACCCCTCTGAACCTGATGTTCGAGACCCGTGAAGCCCTGGGCGAGAACCTCACCGACCCGATCACTCGTGGTTCGAGGTCATTCCAGGATTGGTTAGGAACCTATATTCAACCTGGTGGCTCAACCTTTGGAGAATCACGTCCTTCAGTAAGAGCGTTTCAGGGTCTAGCCAATCGGGCTTTGGGTGCATTGCAAGGCGGGTTCGGGGCCGGGACGGGCGGAGTAGCACAAAGATACTTGGAAGACCCAGAGAACCAGTTCCAGCTAGCTCTCCAGTCTAGGCTTGGTTCAGTAGCGCCATTCTTGAGAGAAAATTTCGCAGCTACGGCGAGAGATCGGTTCAATAGATTTATGGTTCAGAACCCCTGGGAGGGCTGGTGAGTACCTGGCAGAGTTCATGGGACCACAAGGCGGACGCTTCTAGGAGGCTGACTGATGGCAATGCAGAATGATTTCTGGGCCGATATCCTCGGTGAAGCGCCGCGTGAGACGTACTTTGGGTTCGGTAACCAGTTCACTGGACGCGGCCCCTCGGCTGGAGGGCAGACCCAACGGAACTACTTCCGAAACCAGTTCCAGCCTATATTCGATGAGTTCACCGGGCAGTTATCCCAGAACATCATGCAGGGACAAGACCCGTTCCAGCAACAGTCGTTCCAAGAGTTCCTTGGCGAGTTGCCTTTCAGTCAGCGTTTTGCCTCGCTACCGCCATCCATGAGAGGCGGCCAGAGGGGTAGGTTCGCTCCGCAGGCGGCATTCAGGTTCTAAATGGCTACGCCTACACCCACTCCAGAAATAGACCTCAGAGCCTTCTTCAAAAAGCAATACGAGGATGCAGCTTCCGGGCGCACCACTACGCAGCCGACTACGCCCACGCCCACTCCCACTCCAGAAATAGACCTCAGAGCATTCTTCAAAAAGCAATACGAGGATGCGGCTTCCGGTCGTACCCCTGCGCAGCAACCCACCAGACCATCTCCGACCCCTGGCCCTGCGGTTTCTTCCACTACTCCCC